CCATCAAATCACTCGATACGGCGACCGTGAACTCCTTCGGAGCGCAGGGGACCCCTGAGCAAGCGGAGGACTACGCGCTCAAGCATCACATGCCGGGCGAAGCTGTTACCAACATGGATGACAACTATCTGCCCGGCGGCGCGATGTACCCCAAGGGCAAATTTCAGGGAACGCTGACGCAGCCGCAGATCGACGCTGCGGCAGCCGCGATCAAGGGCGCCGATGACCCAGACGCTGAACTGCAGAGGCAGATCAAGCTCGCCAAGATCCGTGGCCTCGATCCAACCCCGCTCAAGAATTTGAGGAAGTGAGATGGGCTACTACGATCACGTCCCGCCAGACAAACCGAAGCCCAAGACAGACGTGGGAGGGGCGGGCACGGGAGGGGCGAAGACCGGCGGGACAAGCACGGATGGAGGGGCGATCACCTCGCCCGCATCGAGCGGCTGGGTGCAAAGGGTTAAGGATTTCTCTGACCGCATGTCGAACAACTTCCTGCTCAACATGGGCGATCCCATCGTGTCGGGGGTTGGGCGCGGCGCCAGCGCCATCGAGAGTAGTTTAGGCTTCACGCCAAGCGCCGACGCCATCGCCGCCGCCAATCTGCCCGCGCTTCGCCTGCAGCGCGCACACATGAACCAGCAGATGCCGACCACGGACAAAGCAGCCGCCGACTTCGTTGGCCAGTTCAACCCCAGCATGTTCCTTCGCGGCGTCCCGGCTGTTGGGCCGATAGTGCAGGGCGGCGTCCAAGAAGGCGTCAAGGGTTACGGGCAAGGCGAGAGCTGGTCGCAGATCCAGAAGGATGCATTGGTCGGTGCAGGCGGCGGCGGCCTGAGCGGCGCGACAAGCACGCCCGAGACCTTGGGGACGACGCTCGGCAGAGCCGTCACGTCCGGCGGGCCAGCGGCGTTGGGATGGCTCTACGGCGGTCATGCTGATGATGTGCTGGGCGGCATGGGCGGCCCAGGAGGAGCCGTAGGCGGGGCGCTGACCGGGGGCTATCTTCTTGACCCGTGGAACGAGGCGATCAAGAAAGCCGTCACCAACGGCGTTCCCCCGAAGCTGACCAACATTGTTTCGCAAGCGCCCCTTGCCGGGGCGTCGTACTGGAACCAACAGCAGCGCGACCAGCGCACGCTGGCGGGACAGTGACTTAGCAATACGGCACGTGATCGTAGTAGCCGTGCGGATGGGTGGCGTTCCACGTCGTTTTGCAGGCGGCGATTTCCGCATCGGTCTTGGGAGAGGTCACGGCGGGCCGTGGGTTCAAGTATGACCCCAGGATCAGCTCGGCGATGTCGTGTCCCTGCGGCGTGAACAGCAGGGCGCCGAGGATGAAGCCGATATAGAGGAGGGCTCGCATCACGCGGCCTCACTTGCTCGGCGGGACGGTGATGACGATGGGCGGCGGCGAGGGCGTCTGGCCGATCTTGTAGCCGAGCACGCCGAACACGATGCCTGCGAGAGCAGCCACGGCGCCTGCCAGGATGGCAATGTTGCGCGGCGTCTCCCACGCGACTTGCTTACGCCTGAGTTCAATGTCCATTTTCAAAAGCTCGGTCATTTCGGTTGCACCACGATTGGAGCGTCCAGGTGGACGTTGATGGTCTGCGGCTGACGGCCGATCCAGTTGGATAGGGCGAGCACGGCCCCCGCCATGATGGCGGCGGCGGCGAGCATCGCCGCCAGCGCCTTCCACGGTTCCCAACTTGCTTGCCGCTCAACCAGCCTGATCTGCGCCTGGAGATGTCTCCACGACGCCTGTTCGCGTTCCATCTCAGTAGGCCCTGCGGAAATGGTCATTTGTCTTCCCTCACCAGTTGAAGATATCACGAAGCCATCATATAGGATGTGCGCCGCCGTCCGTCATGTCAGGCGCGGCCGATTTTCTGCTTTCAGGGGCCAAAAGAGGAGAGACCCGTTGATCGAAACGCCTCAGCTTCAAAGCCTCGTCGTCAGTCATGCCGCTGTGGACATCACGCGCATAATTGGCGAGATGAAAGCCAGCATCGTCGCCATGCGCACGATCTTGCTGCGGATCGAGAGCAACGCCAACGCGATGCGCGCCGAAATCCGAGCGATGCTGGCCGAGGATCGGCCAAAATGAACGTCGCCGAGTTTACGACCGCGCTCCGCAGTCAGCCGATTTGGTGGTTTACCTTAATGCTCGCCAGCGCCGCTGCCAGCATCTTGATGCTCTCGATCCCCCTGTCGAAGGACGCAGCGAGCGTGATGTGCGACAAAGCCGTCGCCACGCTCCTCAACACGCGCGATCTGGTTGAGCTTACGCGCGCCGACATCCTGATCCGTAGTCTTAATTGCTCGATCAGCCCCCGATTGCCGAAGCCATGAGCACCAGATCGAAAGGCCCGCTCGCAGAGGATTACAAGCGGGCGATGCTTGCTGCAAAGTGGGCGGGCGCCAAGTCGGTGCGCGTCGAGATCGGCGGTTCGGCGATGGTCTTCGTGCTCGATGATAGCGCGACTGGTCAACCGACATCGGGAGAGCAGCCTCCGGCGCTTCCAGCGCCTGTGCAGCCGCCCGAGCGCGTGGCTCGCCGTCTTCCCAATAACCCGCGCGGCGCACAAGCAGTCGATATCATTTGCTGTCTACTGCTAAATGGCCCTGCGAGCCTTCAGCAGATGCGAGACGAACTCAAGGCCAAGGGCTATTCGCAGCACAGCCTCGGCAATGTGCTCCAGACGTTTAGAAACGACTTCGTAAGAACTGCGGATGGGTTCTATGCTTTGAAATCACCCGAGGATGTGCGGGGTGAAATGGATAAAATGTACGGGGCCGGGGCCTGGAAACCCTAGAAGGTGGTGGGGGTCCGAAGTACGAGATTTTTTGGCTAACCCCTTGTTTTTGCTCGATTGCCGCACTTCGTCGCCGAATTCGATGCGCCGAAAACTCATAGCAAAATCAGGCGTTTCCAAGAAACACCCCGTACCTAAAACCTAGGTACGGGGAATTGGCCGTCGCAAAAAATCTGAACGAGTGAAAATTCTAATTCACAATTATGCGGCGGTCTTCACCACTTTGAGGCGTCCGCGCCCCATCGTGCGGGCTGCGCGGATCGCGACCTGCTTGCCCTCGAATTCGCGCACATAGCCCTGGCAACGCTCCATCGTGTCGCCGAGGATCGCCATCAACGCCTCGACGCCGAGGCCCTGCTCAAGCAAGTGCGTGGCGACGTAGTGGCGCATGCCGTGCGCGGTGCATTCGGGGACGCCGATGTCGTCGCAGGCTCGGCGCATCAAGTTCGAGAAGTGGCCAGCCGAGATCGGCGCCCCGCCATCAAACTCGGAGCCGACGAACGTCGTCGAGCCCAGGACACCGGCCTTCTTGGCCGCGTCGAGCGCCTTCCTCAGATTGGGCGGGATCGGCGCCCAGGCGTCCTTGCCGGTCTTCTGCTGCTTGATCAGCATCATCTCGACCTTGCCCTCGGCGTCGTCATGCAGCGAGATATGCTGCGGCCCCATGCGGACGATGTCGCAGCAGCGTTGGCCGGTCAGCAGCAGCTCGTACATGAGGCGAGCGCGCGTGCCGTAGACGTAGGCCGCCTCGTACTTGTCGCACTCGACCTCAGTCCACTTGTGGCGAGCCACCGACGTGTGCGCCTTGCGCTTGAGGCCGTCGCAGGGGTTGATCCAATCCTTGTCGAACAGCTCCTTCTCCTCGTCGGCCCATTTGTACATGCCGCGCACCGCGCTGATGAGCTGGTTGGCCGACGCCTTCGCGGGCTTTGGGTTTGCCGGGTCCGAGCCGAACTTCGCAATGTGGTCGCGGATGTCTTTCAGGTTCCTCGATTGGACCTTGCTGTAAGGCACGTCGCCATGCGCGGCGGCCAGCCGCTTGAGGAGGTTGCGATGGCCTTTCTGCGTGTTTGGCTTGAACTCGGCGAAGTCGTCTGAGCCGATGTACTCGTTGACGAGCCAGCGAAGGCTCGCCGGATCGTTGGGCTTGAGCATCGGCAGCATGGCGTCGGCGACGCGCACGCCACGGCTGGCGTCGGTGAACTCCTGCCAGAACGCGACCGTGCCCGGCGCGTTCTTCATCTGGTGATAGACGCTGGGCGCCCGGTAGACCCAGATCGGCGTGCCGTGCCGGGTGATCTCTGCCCGCAGACCCTTTGGCGCCCTGTGGCCCAATATGCGTCTGCAATGGGTGTCTGTCAGCTTACGTGATTTCGGTTCCATTTTCCCTTACCAGTTCTTCCAGTTGTGTTCCTCCTCCGGTTTGGCATCCGGTACGGGAGGATGGATCGGCTCCAACTTCCCCAGGTAAGTATCATCGGCGATCAGTGCAATAGCGGTCTTGCCAATTTCGACGCGGACGACCTTCCAGCCCGCCCATTTCGCGGCTTTGAGCGCCCGCTTGTAGTCCTCCAGCAAAGGACCATTGGCCTTAGTGGGCATCAGGGAGCCTCCAGGGCGGCCCTCAGCAGGAGCCGCCCGCGCGTGGCCTCATCCGCCTCGCCGCCGTCGCAATCGGCCCTGGCAAGGCTGGGAAGGGGAATGTCGGACAAAAACTGGTTTCTGTCCGAAATGCCGCGCTCAGGTGGCATGACGACGTGCAAAACTATGCGCGTCATTTGACGCGCCACTACGCAACGCTGGGGATACGGATAGAACCAGCGGCTGAAGCAATGCGCGTCCGCAGGCTGGGCGGCGAACATCGCCAGGGCGAGGGCGAGCTGCTTCACGTCTGCGCCTCCAGGCCTTTTAGTCGGGCAAGAACCCCCCGCACCTCCATAAGGCTCCTCCTGCCGAAATTCTGTATGCACAGCAATTGGTAATCGGCCTTGCTATCAATCATCCCGGCCGTCAGCGTTTCCGCGCTGGCTCCCCAGTACTCGGCTTCGTTCTTGAGGCAGTTGTAAGACCTGACAGAAAGCTCCATTTCACGAAGCGGCGTGTCTTGCCATGCGGGGTTCCGGCGATGCAGCGTGAAATCAAGCGAAAGCTCCAAGCTCGCTCCGCAATCTGGACAGGTGATGAGCTTCATCTGTGAGGCTCCTGCTTGATCCCGTAGCGCCGCGCGATCTCGCTTGGCGGGGCCTCGATCGGCCGATGCTTGCCCTCCAGGCGCTTGGTCTTGGCGATCTCCCGCACGTCGCGCCGGGTCTTCTTGTCGTGGCAGGTGAGGCAGATCAATTTGCCGTCGTCGGCGGTCAGCGGCAGGCGAGCGTCGCCCACCGGCCGCGCGCCTTCCGGCACGCAATGGTCGATCTCGTAGTCGGCCCGCGTCGGGCATTCCGCGCCGCACAGCTCGCACCACGTGCGCCCGCTGAGATCGGTGGCGCGGGTCCTGATCGTGCGCGCGGTCGCCGCCGAGAATGAGATGCGGATCATGCCGCCGCCGCCTTCAGGTCTTCGGCCGAGACGCCGATCAATTGGCTGATCCAGCCGAGGATGTCGTCCTTGCTGCGCTGGAACTCGTCCTTGTCCATCCGATCGTGGCCGCGCATGCGCTGGCTGCGCGCCGTGCGCACGATGACGGTTGCGCCGCGCACGATGACGTGGCTGAACTCATCCTTGCCGTTGACGTAGCCAGCGACGCGCTGCGCCCCCGGCTTGCTCCCGGCGTCGATGATCGTCTCTCGATACCAGCCGGTGGCGATCAGCGCCGCTTTGCGCAAATGCTCAGGCGTCGGGAATTTGTCCTGCAGGGGCTGGGCCAGATTGTCCCAGGCCTGGGCGACGAAGGCGAACTCATGCGCGTGCGAAATCCACGACCGCTCGCTCACCTCGTCGAGCCAGTAGCGGCGGCCCAGCTCGTAGACGCCGCGCGCGGCATCGGGCCTCACCGGGATCATCGCCGCGCCGTTCCACTGAAAGCGCATCATGGGTGTTTCACACGAAACATTTGAAGGGTTTTAGCCAGGGTTAGAGGGCTGAAGGCGGACATTGCGGGTGACCATTGCCGCCCTCGCATAGCGTTGTGACAGTCGGTTAATCCGCTGCTCAAGTTCACGGATGAATTGCCGGATTTCGCTCTCCAGATCACTGATCAATCGCGGGTCGCGTTCGATGCGCTGCACCCAGAGCTGCATCGAGGGCGGCATGCGCGGGTCGTACGAGACGAAATCGGACCAGTGGCGGCCCGTACACGCCATCTGGAGTTGCATCTGCTTGAGATACTTGTCGGGGATCTGCTCGGTGAGCAGAGTGTCGATATGAGTAGCGGTGTTCGGCGCCTTGATCTCAATCAAGCCTAAATTTCCGACCAGCCCGTCTGGGCTGCAACCGCAATCGCTAATCAATGGGTGGGGGACAAAGCCAACCTGTTCGATCGTCTGATCGTAGATGAACTCGTAAGCGAGCCGGGCCGCAGGCTCTTGCTCCAGTCCCCAGCGCATGGCCTCATTCTGGTAGCCATCGACCGGCACGCCGGTCAGGCGCTCGACGATAAGCTCGGCCATATAGTTGGCGCGTGAAGCGCCGTAGCCGGTCTTGGTGCGAGCAGCGAGGTCAGCGATCCGCGATGCGGTGACCTTGCCCAGACGAGCGAGACGCCATCCTTCTGAACCTTGGGGAGCGTCGTTCACATCGGCCTCCTATGAACGGAGCCGACCGGGACTGCCAAGGCTTGTTCAAGCGGCCATCCGCGCGCGCGACGTTTCATGATCGGGCGATAAGGAAGGCCGCGACGGCGGCACAATTCCCTGACGGTCAGAAGTGAGCCGCCCTCATCAACATAAACGCAGTTGCGTCGATTACTGTTCTGCTCTTTGCGCGTGGCCCAACGACAGTTGCTCGGTTCATAGTCGCCGTTGTTATTCGTTCGGTCGAGCAACGCTCCTTGTGGTCGCGGCGACATATCCGCAAGGAAACACTCGAACCGCTCCCAGCGCGGGCAGACGCGAACCCCGCGCCCGCCATAGTTGTGAAACGCCTTGTGTCTGGGATTGCGGCACCGCCCCAACATGTCAGCCCAAACCCAATAAAGACGTTTCCGCTCGTCACTGCCCTGCTGGAGCATGTTTGCGCCTCTGCTCGGCCTGGGCGAGCTGCAGGACTTCTGTCGCCCGCTTGAATTGATCGAGGTTCATCTCGGCGACCTCATCGACGCCGATCAGCCTGAGCAGCGTCGATTGGCTGCGCCCGCTCTCGTCGATCAGCTTCTGCAGTTCGTTGGCCTGCTCGGCGCTGATCCTGGGCGATGTCCCGCCAGCGCCGCGCCCATCGTCATCGACGGCGGCGGCGAGGCCGATGGCGGCGCGCAGGCTGTAACGTTGCAGGTAGGTCAAGGCGCTTCCGAGCGCTTGAACAAGGCTCATGCCGGTCGCGCCTGGGTCGACCTTGCCTTCAAGGTGCGTGCGCTCGGAATAGCCGTCGGCGTGGCTGACGATGCAGCTCACCTTCACCTGATCGGCCGTTTGCGCGACGGCGAAGCGGTAGGAAAGGCCATGCTGGGCGAACACCGGATCGACGACGCGCGCCACGTCGGCGAAGCTTTCGTAAGTGTACTTCGTGCGCGTCCCGCTCTTGCCGGTGAAATCGACGGCGCGGGTCTTCAGGACGGGACTGAGTTCGCCCTTCGCTTGGCTGATGGCGGCGTTGAAGGCGCGCTCGGCGGCGCGATCCTCCTCGGCTCGGCGCGCGGCGAGCAGGCGCTCGAACACATCGATGTTGAGGTCTTGCCGGGTGGCGAGCCGCTCGATCATGGCGAGCAGGCCACCGCCCTCAGACGCAGAGCCTAACTCCCGGCCTGAGGGCGGCGCATCAGCGGATGGCTGGTAAGGGACCGCACCCGCCGACAGTTGATTATCGCTCATGTTGGGGCTCTCGCAAAGCACGAAGTTGTCCCCGCGCCATCTTCCTGTCAAGAAGTATTCGCGCCGATATCTTCTTTTGTTAGAGGTCTAACGCACGGCCGTTAGAGGTCTAACGCGGTTGTTAGAGGTCTAACGGCCTTAGCGAATGGCGGATAGGAAAGATAGCACCGCTGTATCTTTGAGCGTAAACGCGATAAACTTTGCTAACAGCGCGATTATTGGCTTGACGAAAGCAAAGCGTCAGCTCCATTCTATGCAAATGCCGATCACAAGCGCCATTCGCTACGCCAACCGGCCGCCTAAGCGCCCCGCGCTCACCGAGCTGGTGGCGCTGCGCAAAGCCAAGTTCCCCGGCGTGTTGAGCAAGGAC